TTTTGCTTATTGTATCCATATATTTATAACTTAATTAATAATTATCTAATTTCTTGTACTTGGAAGTCTGACCCTACCAAGACACTACTTGCTGTGCCATTACTTGCGTTTTGAGCAAATTGCACTGTTAATGTTCCAGAAGCATTACATTGTATGTAACCAGTAATTTCTATGAACCCTGCGGTTGCTGTGGTTACTGCTCCAACTGCAGTTGCTAGTGCTGTAGCCCTTGTTTGGGTAATAACACCTGCATCTGTTGTAAATCCTTCATAAATAATTGCGGTAGCTGTAGCTGTACCTCCAATCGCTGCCTTTACACCCCCTGCTACGTTTGCTGTTGTATAAAGAGTTGCAGAGAATTTATAGAATTTACCAGAGTTCAAACTTGCGGTAAGACCTGTTACGTTTGCAAGAGTAGTGTCACTTGTTTTATCAAATTGTGTTGATACTCTTGATTGTTGGATAAGTGGAATTTCTTGACGTACCGCACTACCATTTGTGAAATATAAGCTAGGGGTTACATATTCAAATGCACCTGCTTCTGCTGTTGTCATTAATGTACCTGTTGTGAATTTGAGCTGTCCTGTACTTGCTGCAGAGGTTGAAGCTGTAACAACGTGTATTTGAGCTGTTGGAGTAGCATTACTACCAACACCAAGACCAACTGTTGTGAATTTACCCTTAATATTATTAGTAATAGCAAAACGCACGTTTCCAGCTGAGTTTAAGTCTGTAAAGTTTCCACCCCAAGTTGTATTTAAGATATAGTTTGATGTTGTTGGAGTTATATCACCTGCCCATATAGCACCTTGAGTTGATGAAGTATTCCCAAATCTTAATCCACCACCTTGATGACCCCTAGTTTCCAAAGCCATATCTGTAACAAGGTTTGCACCATTTGTTGTTGCATACAAAGCTGTGTTTACAGAAGTTGTACCAGTACGAGTATTTGAGAAATAACCTCCATAAGTAGATTGTGTAGCCCCATTGTTTGCACCAGTTAATGCCACATTTATTCCTGTCATTCCTGTTACACCAGCACTTGAAGATGATGTGATAGATAATGCTTTTCCAGATGTTAGAGCATTTGCTGTTATAAGTTGTCCTGTACCTGTTGTTACAGAGTTGTATGTGCCTGTAAATTGAGTTGAAGTTGTACCACCTGTTGTGTGTGTCATTAATCCAGTTCCATCGAGTGTAAGACGAATATTTGCAGTCAAAGTTCCACCTGTAATAATTTGGAAAGACTTACCTGAAGTCGCTGTACCAATAGTCATTAATTGACCATACCCATATATATATGAAGTCGAAGCACCACCAGAAGTAAACAATGCATCTGTGTTACCAGATGAAGCAATACCCATATTTATATAGTTTGTGCCTGTGTCGTTGTATGCAATTATATCCGATGAGGCAGTTGTACCAGCAGAGGCATTTTGTACATTTAATCCTGCAAAATAGTTGTTTGAAGATTTTGTAGACCATATAGCATCTGTTGTTGAAGCTGGAGTGTATCCTGTAATTGTACCACCACCTACATTCAATATTTTATTTGTATCATCAAAGAACAGATTTGCATCTTCTCCGTAGACCCCAGAGTTATTGTAAGCAATTCGTCCGTCTGTACCAGATGTAATTGTTGTTGTTCCAACTGTAATACCTCCACCACCTCCACCACCTGCAACTCCTCTCCAAGTGTTTGTCGCTGTATCGTATGCCAATACGTACTCATCTGTTACAGCAGTAAGGTCAAGTATCATTGCTGTATCACCTGTTGTGATTGTTAGAGTTCTATCTGCTGTTAGGTTTGAACCTGGGGCAATAATTAAATCGTGGGTTCCGTTTGTGTCAAGAATATGAAGTCCTGTATTTGGCAAAGTAAGTTCTCCTGTGAGAGTTGCACTTACTGTTGATAGTAAATCTGTTGTTGTATCAAATGTCAAAGCTGCATCTCCTTCAATTGTTCCATCACCTGTCCATACACCGACTTGATTGTTTACTGGAGTACCTACTTTTGAAACATCACCTGAACCTGTTACTGTCGCCCAAGTGTTATCTCCACGCAAGTATGTTGAAGCTGATGGTGTACCTGTTGCTGAAAGCATTGCAATATCTACTGCACCTGCTGCAATTGTTGTCGCAAAAGAACCAGTACCAGTTCCTGTGACATCTCCTGTAAGTGTAATTGTTTGGTCTCCTGTGTTAGCACCTGAGACTGATACTGCACCTGCTCCAATAGTTAGAACTGAAGTGTTTGCAACATTCCCTGTTAAAGTTACTGTTCCTGTATTTACTGTTAGTGCTGTTGTAAATGTTGCATTAGTTACCGCACCTGCTGTAAGTCCTGATGCTGTACCAGTAAGATTAGTTGCTACACCAGAACTTGGTGTTCCTAAAGCACCATTAAATGTTACAAATGCACCAGCTGAGCCGACATTAATTGCTAAAGCAGTTAACACACCTGTACCTGCACCAGTCAATCCTGTTGAAATTGGAAGACCCGTAGCATTTGTTAGCGTTGCTGAACTTGGAGTTCCTAGAGCTGGAGTTATAAGAGTTGGAGAAGTTGCTAATACAACAAAACCTGAACCTGTCGTTGCTGTTGCTGAAAGTACACCAGATGTTAATGTTGCAATACCTGTACCCGTTGCTCGTTTAATTGTTTTACCACCTGTACCAGAGAATAAAGCTATTTCACTATCAACTGATGTCGCTGTGTTTGATGATACGTCACCACCACCACCTGAACCTGTTGTAACTGTTACAACACCCGCACCATCATCTGTAACAGAGCCATTAGTGAATTTAATAGTTGTAACACCCGTAACTGTTGGTGTTCCATCAATATCTTGAACAGTTAATGAACCGCCTGTACCAGTTGCATCAGCTAAAATACGGTTTGTAGCTGGGTCAACTCTAACCATACGAATTTCCTGTGAAGCATCATTTGTGATTGCTCCCAGTACGGTTACTCTATTTTCATCTCTTAATAATATTTCATCTGCCATTTTATTTATTGTTTATTACTTCTAATGCCGACTTAATTTGGGCTTGCCTACTTGCAATTCTTTGATAATCTTTTTTAATCTGCAAATGTGCTTTTTTAATATCATCTTTCTCTCTTTTTACCTTTTCAGCATCTTCTTTCGTCTGTCTTTGTAGTTCTTCTATTTCTTTATACTGTTTTTCTGTATTTTCTTTCCATTCTTTGTCTTTCTTATTAAAATCTCCTATCATTTCAGCAAACTTTTCATTCAATTCATCTAAACATTCCTTATAACTTGTCAAAATGTTTAATAAATTGTGTACTTCTGCATAGTTTTTGTTTGCTTGTTCTAGTATTTCTTTACTATCATTAATAATTTTCTGTATTTTCTCTACTGTTTCTTTCTCTCTCTCAGAAATAAACTCATTTTTTGCATTTTTAATCTCTTCTAATGCTAATTTAGCACCACTAATTTGAATAGTCATATCGGCTATTTCTTTTACTGCATCAAATTTTGTTTTTTCTAATATTTCTATCATATAATTATGCTATGTAGGGAGTTGCACCCTATAAATTACCTCGTAACATAGCATTTGCTATTTATGCAAGTAATTTTTCCAATGTTGCTTTGTTAGCTCTCTTATCGTGAGCAATACCACGCTTCTCTAACTCTGCAATAACCTCCTGTTTATCTTGGTACCCTTCAGCAGATACTTTTGACACACTAGTCTTAGAACCTTCCATTTCAGCTATCTTTTTGTTAAGTTCTTCAAACTTTCGCATCAAGATGTCTGTCTCAGACTCTTTGACTGGAGCTTCTTCTTTGTATTCACTTACAAGTATAGTTGAAACGAGTGCATTTATTGCATCATCTCCGAATAGTGCTTGTGACCTTGAAGGGTCGCCTTCACCATAAACTACTGGCTTGTCTTGTCTTACAAGAATTTGCTTTGCCAAATTAACTGCTAATCTATACCCAATATGATATGGAAAGAATAATTCCTCTCCTATATCAATACAACCTACTTTTGCTTTACCGAAGATGGGGCGACTGTTGAACATCGCACCTAAAGCTGGAGTAAACTCAAAGCTAGATACATTTTTAAATGTTACTACCTTAAAGTCATTCTCGTTTTTTGTATTATCCATAAGTGTTTAATACTAATTTATAATTAAGAGCTTCGCCTTTCTCTTACCAGTTTAATGACTGGGGCAAGTCCCCATAAAGGGACTTAGCCAACCATTAAAGATTAACGTAAACCAAAGTTGTTTGGTCTGCACCAGCATTTGCTACACGAACATAACCAAGAGCTTGTTCATCGAAAGCACCCTTTGCAGTAGTACCTTTTAGAACTTGTCCTTCTGTGTCATCTCCAGTAACGAATGATAGGTCAACAGTCAAAACTTCACCAGCTTTAACTCCACCAGTACCAGTTTTCAAAACCCAACCGTATTCACCAGAAGCAAATGCAACTTGAGCAATACCGTTTGCTTGCTGTGCTTTGTCTGTAATAGCTGACTTATCAACTAGGTTAGGGAATGAAAGAGTAATATCAGAGTCTGCAACTGCTAGGGCTGTTGTCAATGCGTAAGATGGGAACAAAATCAAAGTATCTGTTGTGTTGTCCATTACTTTAAATATTTGTCCTACACCTGTACCATCATCAACTACACCGTAAGCACCAGCATAAGCACCAACTGTCCAACCAGCAGACGCTTCTGTGATGTACACAATTTGTCCTAGGTTGTTTGTTGATGAACTTACTGTGTCTACACCAACTGCTGTATCTGGTACAACAACGTTGTATGCACTGATTGCTTCAGCTGATTTAACGTAAATCCAAGTTGCTCCATCTGGAGTTTGTGCTACTTGTCCAGGAGCTGTTTGCCCTTGAGCTGTAGTTGTTTGTTTTACGTCTTGAAATGAAATCTTCATCATATATTTTTAATCTTATACTTATAGTCTTTTATTTAGTGACACTTCGTATAATTTTTGCGGGTTATCCGCTGGGCATACTTGCCTGTTAATAATAACTAACACTTTTTACCTCCTTTTTTCTTTATTAATAATTAACTTGCTGCGTTTAGTGTTCCAAGAAGTCTTGGATTTTCTGAACAGAAGTTACCAGCGAACAATAGGTAACCAACTTGTGACAATTGGTCTACTGGTGCTTTCATAACACGGAAGTTGAAACCTTTTGTAGATGGAACATTACCTGGAACTCCAGTTGGTACAGCATTTGAAAGTTTCTTAAAGTTAAGAGTTTCGTAATCCTGACCTGTAATACTTACACCTTGCATACCGAAAGCTGTTTGGTTAGCAAAGATGAATTTACCTGATGGTACTTGTTCATCTTTAACTACTGGCACACCACGGTAAGTGATTGCACGAAAACCTTGTGTTCCAAAAGCATTTGACTTTGAGTCCATCAACATACCGTATTGGTCGTAGTTTGGAGCTGCAAAAGTTTGGAATGAAGCACGAAGTGTTGGTGTCAATAATGCTTCGTAACTAGACCATAGAGTCTTTGTTGTTAGCATTACTGTTGGTTCGTCCATACCTACTGTAACATCATCAAAACCAGTTGCTAGTTTAGCAAGAGTGATTGCTCCTGTTGCTGCCAAGTAATAACCGTTGATAGATGAGTATGTAGAACGAGATAGTCCACCATATGTAGCGTAAACTGTTGAGTCTGAAGCAGCGTTTGCTAGAGAGTCCCAAGAGTTTCCTACACCTGTACCTTGGTACAAGTTATTAGCCATTACATTAAGCAAAGATTTTGCTTGTGTATCGAATTCTGCTTCCAAAAGCTGAACAACTTGTTCATCACCTTTGTTTAGTGTAACTTCGATGTCTGCTACTACTACAGGCTTGTAAGCCATCTTTACTTCAAAGTCCATAGAAACACGAGTGTTCTGACGGTCTGAGTCTAGTTGGTTAGCGATACCTGTATTACCGCCATTTGTTGTATCTTGGTACTGAATAACTGGAGCATAAGATGTTCCTGAGTTCCAAGATTTTGCTGTACGCATAAAGGTCATAAGACCTGGTGTTCCAAGAGTAACTGTATCGAATATCTTTTTAGGGATAGCTTTACGAGTTACTGTTGTAACTGCTGCTGAAAATTGCATATATTATTTTAGACTATTGAGATAATCTACTAAACTTATACTTCTTGCACTTGGGTCATATACATCTCCGTCTGGTATACTTCCTCCTTGGCTTCCTCCACTTATCGGGTCTGCATTCCTTTTCTGAATGTTTTTTGCCGTCATTTCGGTTGCTTGTTTTATAGAGGCTTGCATATCTTTCATATTAGAGTATGCGACTTTCAAGTCTGTGAAATTATATTTTAGTGCGTGATTAAAGAGTTGGTTTTCATTTAATGTTGGGTTTTCTTTCTTTAAGTCATCAAGTTGTGTAGATACATAGGTTTCTGTTTGTGTCCTTGCCTCTAGTTCTTGTTGAGCTTTAAGTTGAGCTTTTTGTTCAATCGCTTGTGCAGCTTTATCCAAAACCTCGTCCCAAGTTTGTGGAACCCACTCTTCTTTCTCAATAGGTTGATTATTATTGTTAATTTCACTATTTCCTTTCTCGTACTTAGCAAGTACTTGAGATTTTCTAGTGAATTCGGAATAGAGGTTTCGATACTCTGCTTCCGCTTCTTTAGGTGGTAACTTTCTTCCGTCTGGAAGCTCCACTAAGTTATCATCCGCCGTTGGCATAGCCTCTGGTTCTTTTGTAGTTTCAGTTTCAACAACTGGTGTATCGACATCTACTACTTCGGTTGGTGTTTCAACCGCTGGTGTTTCTACTGGCATTCCAGTATCAGCACTCACTACCTCTGCTTCATAATTCTCCATAATTTTTGCGACTGCTTTGATATTGGCTTGGTCAACTTGACTGCTTAATCTAGGCTTGGTCGGAATTATTTATAAGTGAGAAAGTTTATCGACATTTCCCAAGTCAAAACATTAATCTTCTACTTCATTACTTTTACTTTTAGCTTGTAATGATTGTGTAGCTAATTCTTTCTTATCATTCATCTCTCTATTACCTTTTTCTCTGTCAGCTATCTTTTCTGCAATAAGTATTTCTGGGTCTGCTTGTATGTTTATTTGAGCAAGCAATTGTACTTGTGCATCAGGTGGCAAATCAGCATAAGAAATTGATACATTTGGTGGCTTTTCTTCCTTAACTTCTGGTTGTAATTGTGCCATTTCTTCTGGTGTAATACCTACTGATACTGCTGGATTTAACTTGAAAGCAACTGCATTTTTAGCCAAGTCTTTAGGATTTGTATATCCTGCTTCTTCCATATAGTCTACTGGAGATATAATACCTTCTTTAACATCATTCTGTGCTCGTTCAAATCTAAATTCTGCATCAACTGGAAGTGTTTTACCTGGAACTACTTGTATTTCACTACCTGTTTCAAAGTCATCTTGTATCAAATCAATAACTTTAGTTGCTTCTTCTTTACCAATCCATTTTGCATAGTGATACTCTGTGTATCGAGTCTTTGCTAATTGATAGAACCAACCAAACAATTCACTTGATACATAGTCCACTACTTGCACAAGCTCGTTTAAACGCAAGTATGATTGTTGGATAAGTGCTAAACGTCCTGCTTTTGTTTCTTGTCCCTCTCTTTCTCCTCTGAATGCCGATGACGCAGCCATTATGTTGTCAATTTCTTGACGAGAGTCTATCATATCGTCAAATACCATTTGTGGAAGTGGTGAACCTGTTTCACGTTGCACACCTGCAACAACACCCTTACCCCAAATAATACCTTTTGCTTCAAATGCAAGTGATTGCGCATCTGCTTTACCCATAACTTCTGCATCTACCTTAATTACACCATTGACAAGTTCACAGTTTTGTCCTATATCTTGTTTACGTTTGTCAATTCCTATCTGTAATGGCAATGACATTGTAATAAAGTCTGTTCTACCAATAGGTTTATTCTCATTGTTTAGAATAGTTGCAAAGATGTATGGCTTTCTTGGTTGATTGAAGTAGTTAAAGTAGTATGACTTGTAACTTATAGCTTCTGAATGTCCTTCATTTGGTGGTATTTCACCTTCCATTGGTTGCGGTGCACTAGTTTCTACCTCTGGGCTAGGTAATTGGCTTTGCATACGAGTTTCTTGGTCTAGCTTAGCTTGCGTAAATGTTGCTCGTCTATCCTCTCCATAAGTAGCATTTATTTGCTGTTCTTCTTCATCTGAAAGCAATATTCCGTCCCAATCCCAGTAAGGATTACGAATTGTATCAAGGATTATATTGTCATATTTAAATATTACATAATCACCAATCCAAGCTTCTTTATACTTGACTTCTGGGTTCATTATGTAAGCATCATTCTTTGTTTCTTTAGTAAATCCACTCTTTGCTAGTATATCTGCCTCTTTTTTAGGGAAACGAGCCAATAGATTACATAGATTATCTGTTACTTCTTCAATAGCAAACTCAGTTTCTTGCTCTTTTGTAGCAAACTTACTAAATCTTACGTTGTTTGGGTTGATAGCTTTAACATCAAAGTCATTTATTTGAGCATTCCAGAAAGGTTTTAGCACTAGTAAGCGTCCAAAGTATAGATTTCTTAAAGCCATTCTCATATCTTCCTTAGCATTCAAGTCTTGGTACTTCTTTCTAAAGTAACTTTCCATTTTACGAGCTAACTTTTGACTTTCATCACCGTCTCTTCCTGGAATAAAGTTAATCATTGCAGGATTTGCAATAACAGAGTTTATAACAGCTTCCATATTAGGAAATATACGGTTAGCCATTACTTTTTGAACAGTCGCAGGTACTTTTTGTAGCCATTCACTTTCATTTTGATATGCTTTTGTGTTTATATCATAAGTTTTCTTAATTGTGCTCCATATAGTATCAGAAGACAACCAGCGTTGTTCTACTAGTTTAGCAAGTTCACCCTCTTTCATTTTACTAACATCAAATGTTGACATAAAAATAAGCACAAATCCGCTCGGATTGTGCTTGTCTTGTGATTTAAGAGTTAAGCTATTTAACTGTAATTATATTATACACCTATAAATTAAAAATGTAAAATTGTTAATAACTATTTAATGCGATGATTGTATATCATATCATTTCTTTGTATCGTAGTTATAGTTCCATATGGGTCAAAGTTAAGTGTTGCACTACCATTTCGTATATCAAATACACCTTTATCTATAAGCAACATAAAAGTATCATGGTATCTTTGAAATTCCTTAAACTTCTCTGCTTCCACATTTGTTAAAAATACTGCTATTTGATTTTCCATATTATTTTTCATACTTTAAGTTATCAAAATATTTCTGCCATTCTCCTACTTTGTTATCGTCTCCAATTATTTGGTATGGTTTAGGTATTTGTGGCATAAATACACCTGTAGCTTGTGAAGATACAGCCAATCTGTAATATAAACAAGCAAATACTAAGTGGTCCTCATTTGTTGTACTACCCCATATGTACCTTTCAATACCTTTAGCATTAGTCTCTTTTACTCTGCGTAATGTTTCAAAATGCTTGATAAACAATAGAAAGTCTTTATTACTTGGTACACTAATCAAGAATTTAGCTTGTACCATATCGTCAATAAGCATATCAATACTTCTGTCTCTGTGCGAATATATAATTCCTTTCTTATCGCCTTCTCCATACCATACAACAAGCTGTGGATTGTTTGCATTCTCCATTGGGTACCACATCAAAGCATCTCTGTAAGTCTTTACAAAGTATTTACTCATTGTGCTGTCAGGCAAAGCATCTATAACTAGTTTAGGCTTATAGAACTTCATCATATCATCAAGTACACTCCACTCTGTAAACTTACCAACCTTAATTATTCCTTTCTCACTACCAAGCACAAAATGTTTTATATTACCAACGTCAACACCCAAGAAGTAATTACCAGTCAATAATTCTTTTGGTGTCCATAGGTCAAGTATTGTAGTACGAGAGACTGAAAGGTCACCAGGGTTATATGGTTCACCAAGAACGAAGTTATTAAAATACTCTTGGTCTCCTTCACTATCATCAAGAACTTCTTTAGCTGAAATCTTTGTAGCTATTAAGTGTGATAAGTGCCAACCAGACACATCATACTTTGGATTAAGTTCTCCTCTCCACACTATACCATCTTGGTCAATCCATCTTCCTTTACGTCTTACATCATCACTTATAGGGTTTTTACAAGCCTTACAAATATAACACTTCTTATCTTTGTCTATACTATCAGGAAATGTCAAGTAATGCTCGTCTTTACAATTAGGACAAATTATATGCCATTCTTTTTGGTCACTCTTTTGCCATTCCAAGTCAAGCACATCTCGCTCTGTTGTTGGGTTTGAGAACAACCATCTACCTTTATATAACGAGTCTTTAGTACGAGACTTGTATGTATTTAATGCTTCTTGGTTAGAGCGGCTTGCTTCATCGTGGATTAGTAAGTCTGCTGTTGTAGATATAGGACCAGACTTTGACTCTGTACCTTTAAAGTAAATTGACCTGCCATTTATATCTTTACGTTCAATGTTATCTGTCTGTACTCCTTTGAATATCTGTGGGTTATTGCTTAGTATTCTGTTAGTCTTTGTACCAACGAACTCTCTAACTGACTCATCTGTTGGCATAGTATAAATAATATTCCACCTAAACTTATCACAAGCAAATAGAGCTTTGTAATTGAAAGTAACAGACTTTCCAACCTGAGCACAGGCTTTTACTGCAATGTTCTTTGACCAGTCTGTAAGAATATCAAGAAGAAATGCGTGGTCTTTAAAGTCTAAAGGTTCACCTTTTTCACTTGTTATACCTTGGCTAAATAGCCAGTAAAGTATTGAATATTCCTTTGGGTCTTGATTGTCCATTATTCATTAGTTTGTTTCTCAGGAAACTCTGCACAGAATACATCGAGACTAGCAAAGATACTAGCAATAGATATAGCTGTTTCAAGTGCGATACGTTCCACCTTATAAGGGTCAATAATACCAGCCCAAATCATATTGACTAGCTTCTTATCTTTAAAGTCATATCCTTTACTTGCACCAAGACATTGCAATTCTCTAACTGTATTAGTTCTCCAAAATCCTTGGTTCATTCCTGCATTCTTTTCCATTTGTAAGAATGGTGCAACAAGAGCTTTCTTAAACATAGGGTCGTCCATCATTCCTGCAACCTTTACTAAAGCACTTCCACCTCCAGGTAATATACCTTCATCAAGAGCAAGCATTGTAGAGTTTACAGAGTCTTCAATCTTATCTCGCTTTAGTCGTAGTTCATCAATAGTAAATGCTCCTACTTTAATAACTCCTACGCCACTTGTAAGCCCCGCTAGACGTTCTTCTGCTACTTTCCTATCATACTCTACTACTTCATCTATAATCGCTTTAATGGCTGTTATACGCTCGTTTAAGGCTATCTCATTAGCTTCTCCACCTGATACAATGGTCTCATCTTTGCTTACTATCACAGAATTAGCTTTTCCTAGTACTTCTGTACCTACTTTATCAAGCATAAGTCCTGACTCTTCACTCACAACCTTTCCACCAGTTAATACAGCAAGGTCAATAAGAAAATCTTTTTGTGCTTGTCCTTTGTACGGTGCTTGAACACAAGCAATATTCATAGCTCGTCTTTGGTGATTGATTGCAAATGATGCCCTAGCTTCTCCTTCAATATCCATAGCAACTACAAGTAAATCAGTCTTACCTTCTGCAACCATAGCTTCTAATACATTCTTAATCTGAAAGTTAGTTGCTATTCTGCGGTCAGCAATAAGGATATAAGGATTAACCAATACACAGCGAGCTTTCTCTGGGTCATTGATAAAGTCCTCACTAATCAAACCTTTCTTAAATCGCATACCTTTAACTACTTCAAGTGATAGTCCTACCTTATTACTCTCTTCAACAGTTATTACACCATTGCGTCCAAGTTCTTTGATAGCTTTGGCAATAATATCAGCTACTTCTTCATCAAGACTTTCAGTCATAGCAAGACGTTTAATATCTTCGTCTTTAACTTCTCGCTTAAATGTAGCAAGCAATTCAAGTGTTTTTACTAATCCATTCTCTAGGCGTTCAACTATCTCTCGTTGGTCTTTACCTTTCTTAATCTCTTTGTATGCTTCGTTAGCAAAGGCTCTAGCCAATACTGCACTTGTAGTTCTTCCACTACCTGCTTTGTGGTGCATCTTGTTTACTATCTTACGCATTAGACGATTACCCATCTGTTCCCAACGGTCTTCAATGTCTATCATATTTAAAATCTTTGCTCCGTCATCAGCAAAGATAGGGTCAAGATGTCCAGCATCTAATATTGCTCTCTTTCCAACTACACCAAGAGTAGGTGCAACAGCATCAGCTGTAATATTCATTCCTTTAAATACTCTTTTTAATCCATCAATTCCAAATAAAATCTTTTTCATTAGTTTGTTTTCATTATTATATCTTCAAATTTTACGACCTTCATAGTTTCACCATTGATTGTTACATCTTCTCCACTTCCTTTAAGGAATAACACCTTTGTGCCTACTTCTGGTCTGTTCATTCCCGTACTAGGTGTTTCAACCACTTCCCCTTTATAAGTAAAGCTATCTTGCACACTAGCAAAAGCTACAGCTCCTTGCTCTTCTTCAATTCTTTTTAACAAATAGTAATTGTTATACATTTTTCTTATACATCATATCAAAACCAGTCTGAAATGGTTGTAACATATCAAGCTGGTGCAATCGCCTATCTCGACAGACAGACGGACTTTTAATAAAAAACTTATCTTTAATCTTTTGTGTTATCAATCTAACATTCCATACTCCACAATGCTTACTACGCCAAAATCTAAATGTGCCTCCAGTATTCCAATCGTTCTGTTCTACTTTAACAATACGCTTTGGAAAATAGTCTTGTTTACATTTAGAACAATAGAATATTTGAGCTGGTATTTCTTCATTTACTTCTAACTCGTTCTTTACAGCTTGTCTTTGAGCTTCATTATCTCTTTCTTCCCAAACCTTATTTAGTCTATTCTCTAGTTTTACTACGTCAGGGTGTTCCATTATCTTAATTCCTTTAGTTTATCATTAATTTTCTTATACCAAGGGTCTTGATTTTTTAAATACTCATCTCTTTCATTTTCAGACATAAAGCGTATAAACTCAGCTTTACCATTACCAGTATTAGGAAGTTCTTTAATATCCTCCATAGTAATATCATCAAGAACAGTTAAATCCTTTTTAGATAATTCCCATATTTTCTTAATCCTGTTTATTATTTTCATCTTTATTTAGAATTAGATTTTTAAGGTTTTCATCATAAGAGCGAATATTCTGTTGAAACTTTGGTTCAAAGAAGAAGTTATATATATTCTCTTTAGGTTTTTCTACATCTTCAACTCCATAAATATTAGTTGCGTGTTTTAATCCTTTATCTACAGCAGTATAATCAGTCATTCCTTTTTCATCTACAGCTTTTAATAAAACATTTACTTTCTCAGCAATATACTTCTCATTTATACCTTCATCAATAAGAGCTTCTTTAAGTGATTTTCTCTTGACTTCTATGGCTTCTATGACATTAGGAAATGTTAGGAGCTCGCTTGCAACTGCTCTAGCTGAATTATCATTAGTTACATTAAAGCTTTTTTTAGCAGCTTCTTGTCCGTTTTCATCTATAACATAATGTTCTACGAACTTTCTACGCTTCTTAGTTAACTTCGGGAGTTTCGCTTTCTTTTGTGTTTTCTCCATTTGTTTCATCAATTAAAGGATTAACTTCTGGGTTGGTACTTTCTAAACCTTGTTCTTTCTTCTTAAGTAGGAATAAGCTTGCTGTATGTCTTATCTCTTGTATAGTCTCTATCTTTCGTACTACAGGCATATACATAGCATTGTACTTATCTAATACTGTTTTAAGTTCAGCTTCTAATGCTTCTTTCTCTGTAGGTTCTAATGGTATCCATTCTGTACCATCTAAAAGTTTGATTGGTTCCATATTATTCAAATATAAAGTCTACTAGTAATTTAGATGATATTTGTACATCTCCTAGCTCTTCAACCTTTATCTTTTCAAACTCTACTTCTTCTTCTATAATTAGAAGTTCATTTAGCTTCTCGTAGAATAGTTTTAGTTTCTCTTTATCTGTTACTTGAAATGCTTTATTTTCTTGCTCTTCTCCAAACTCTTTAATAAGTTCATTTCTATTTGCATCAAAAGCAGTTAGTATTGGTTGAAGTTTATCTGTTAATCTTTTAATCCTATATGATACTTTAAAAGGAAACTTTACTTCTTGTAACTGAGCAAGTATGCTATCTTCTTTTAATGTGCCGTCCTCATTTTTCTTTGGAGTGGCGTTGTTTATGATGTCCAATAATTTTATTTTCATTTTTTATATTGGTTATTTAATAATATATATATTATATCTTATCTTGTTCTAATTGTAAACTCTTTTCCTCTCTAATAAGCTCCACCACATCTATCACTATCAACTTCAATGTATCTTTGTCTACTTGGGGGTATTTTTCTTGTGTACTCTCTATAAATGTTTGTAGTGTCATAGTAGTTTCTTAATAGCTTGTAATTTTTTAATTGTGTCTTGTTTAGCTTGATTGTACCCAATAGTATAACCATCACTTAATTTATTATCCATATCATTTTCAAACTTAGCTTCTCCAAATTCTACTGTGTCCTCATCTTCTATAACTGCGTCAATTAGGTCTTTTAAATGCTCATTGCTTAAATATTCAGAGTCCAAAACAGCGTTGTAAATTCTAATTTGGTGTTCTTTTAAATCTTTCGGCATTATATCTGACGCTTCTGATAAATCTATTGCGTGGCTCTTATTCTTTTGTATTAGTTCTTGGATTGATTGGTTCATATAATTAACAAGTTGCTATGTAAGGCGGATTTAATGGGTGAACTGGGCAAGGTGCTGATGTTATTCCATTTCTTTGCCCGCAAGTACAATTATAATATCCTCCGAAATTACCTGCACCTCCTCCAGTAAATGGAACATTGTGTGTATAAATATGTATTTCTACTATTTGTTTGTTTTCTTTTTTTGGTTTTACTGTTGTTTTCTTCATATATTCATTCCCCACACTTATGCTTGTGGGTTAGCGTTGTCTAATAATATCTTACTCTCTTTTCAAATTCTTGTTTTGTTTCACCATTCCATCTATTTAAATATACGTCTTTCCATTTTTTAGCTTTTTTAGAACAATACATACACTCCCACCCTAGTTCATTATTCGCTTGCATACAATGGGTACAAGTTATATTCTGTTTCCACCAAAGTTTTAGTTTCTCTATCATATATTTATTTATGTTTATTTATAACTGATAAAACTTCATTTACTTTATAATATTTTTCGTGGTTAAAAATACTTGAGTTACTATCACAATCTACTATTTTTAGTTCTTTCACAGCCCCCTCCACTG